GCGGAGCTCACTTACACCGTCACCGCTGGTATCGAGTTGCATATAGGCTTCGACATAAAGGACTCGCCTTCGAGAGTCGTCGTCCTGGTAGTCTCGGTTTTCGCCTAGCGGTTCTCGTTGCCTCGCCTCTTGATTTTTCAAATCAAAATCTTCGTCGGAAGTAGACAGGGAAAGCATCTCTTCAAAATCGTAGCCCATCTCGACGAGCTCACTGACCGTTACATATTTACGATGCGCAACGATGTCAGCATCACTAAAACTTCTTGCGTAACGGTTAATTAAAAATTCTTCAGGCGGCACAGCTGCAACGACGACGCGACCATTCATAGATCGCCGTGTTACCGTCACCGAATGAATCGGAACACCCTCCTCGCTCATGCTTGTGTCTAGCCGCGTCACTTCGACGTTTTCATCTGAGTTAAGCGCCGCCAAACCTTCGTCAGTCAGCTGGTCCAGGTCTTCGCTTTCAATGCTTTCTGTTTCTCTCCAGTCATACTTTAGGACTCCGCAACCTTTTACCAATGCATCTTTAAATGTTTGATATAAGATTTCGATGTAACTTTGGTCCTGATCGTTCTCGAGGATGTAGTTCACATAGTCGGTCGCTTGCTTGGCCATCTCAATGTCTTCGGGCCCTCGAGGTGCGTACTCGACTACTTTCTCTGATCCACAAAAAATTCTAATTAAGCTCGGCAGCATGGCTTGCACGGTGTCGCGCACATCCATCGTTTGCGCCTGGCTTCTCCCTTCTTGCTCATTTCCAAGCGGAGCGCCTTCGTAATAATCAGCGGCTTCTGCGCGGCGAGGACTCATAGTGTTGTCGATAAAATCGACGGCGTCCTCGATGGCGAGTCGGACCACGCTTTCTAAATTTTCATCTCCCCGGTCCTCTATTGCGTCTGCTTCAAATTGATCGTCTTGTACGATTTCTAATTCGCTCATAATCCTAGTGCCGATAAAATTGAACCGCCAACTACTCTAGCTCGATCAGGCAATAAATCAGCAGACTGTCTGATGGCGCGTTCGGGTGTTTGAAGAATGCGCGAACGATTGTAAACATTGCCTAGCGCATTAAGGATGTTGGAATTATTGATTGCTGAACCGATAGCGCGTTGTGCGTTTTCAGTGTATTGCTGGCCAAGTGCGCCAGGTTGAAAGTCCATTTGCGCAAAACGCTCGGCCTGTCTTGCTCTTACTTCTTCAGGCGTGTTGGTAAAACCAGTAACAAAAGGGAAAGAGTCACTGAGACCAAACTTCAATGCATCGGTCAAAGTGTAAGGCGCATCTGCTGCGGGGGCTGTTAATGCCTGGCCAACGTTCGCGGCTACATCAAGAATGCCTTGAAGTTTTTCTTGGGTAGTTGGTTCGGTTGCAGCAGCGCCTAAAAGTCCAACGCTAGGGAGAGTTGCAGCTAGTCGGGGGTCGATTGATCCTTGCTGACCTGGGCCAGGGCTTGTTCCGCCTCCCTGATCCGCCATTCCAGCCTCGCGATAGAACTCTTCGAAACGCTCTCTTGCTGGTTTGAAGCCGTAAAAATCTTGTCGTTGTGCATCAAGATCGACTTCATCGTTCTCAAGTTGTTCAAGGTATTTTTCAGACGCTCGCTTGGACTTGACGTTGACGTCATAGTACGAAGGGTTTGCGTTGGCAATCTGCGGGAATTCAGATCTAAGGGCGTTTCCAATTTGGTCGAAATTTTGGAATTGTTCACGAACATACCTATCGTAGTCTTGGGATGAAATTGTAGCAAAACGACCTGGATTTGCAAACTGTGGTACATCTAAAATACGCATCCCAACGACGCTGTTTGCATCTCTAGGATCTACGACCATTGTATACGCAGGAAGATCGTTTTCTAGCAATCGACTTTCGATTTTTTTAATTAATGGCGAGCCAGCTTCCACAGGGTCTTTAAAATAAATTTCTGTTCCGACGTTAAATAAACCAGGTTGTAAAGCACCTAACTCATCTTGTCTTCGCGCAATAAAAAAACTGTCTTGCTGGTCTGTGACGGCTTGTCTTGTTGCCGCGTCTAAAACATCGACAGGCAACATGTCTTGATTGCTTATGATGTCGATATCCATAGCAGTTTCAGGTTTGCCCATGTAAGCGCCGCGAGTTGGCAGTCCTTTTCTAGCCCTAATATCTTGATCAGTTGCACCTGCTGCAAGAATTTCTTTTGCCGTGCGCTCGCTCTCTGCTGGCGTTGGCGTAAAATCATTACCCTGTAATTCGCTAGTCTGATCTCGGCTCAAACCTAAAAACAAAGATTCAACAGGGTCTTTATCCATCATAGTCTCAAATGACCCGCCCTCACCCTGAGTGCTAGTCCATCCTCGCTTAGTCCAGAAATCTTTTTCTGCAAACCACTGCAAAGCCTGGACATCTCGAGGATCTAGTCCCAATCCAGTTGCTGCATTAATCTTTGAAGTTGCATCAGCGATAACGTCCTGACCAAAACCAAACTCAAGACTATTTCTAAAATTTTCAGCATCTACAATGTTTCCAGTTACGCTACCTTCTGCCATTGATGGGATAGGTTTTTGTCCTGCGTGTCTACGCAAATTACGCGCTGACCAAACATCTATGGTTGCTTGTTCAGATCTCCCAGTAAGGTTTGCAGCAAAATTTTTCGCTTTTGGTTTTTGTCCTGGCCTGAGCACTCGCCAACGATCAGCGAGCGCGATCATTGCGTTATAAGAATTGATGCCGTAGTTTTTTAAAGCGCCAGTTTTTGGATCACGTTCGATTTGTTTTATGGTGTTGGCATTCGCTTGCAAATTCCTGCTTATGTTTTTTGCCTGATCTTCTAGTTGCAAATAATATGGATCTAACTTAGCGTCTTTTAGGAATCGTCCAGCCGCTTGTTGCGTTTCCAAATACGAAGCAGCCTCATCTTGAAGTGCGTAACGGCGATCAAGCGCATCAGCAAAACCATTCATCAACTCATCAAAATCGCCTCGCGTGGCTCTCTGCAAAATATCTTGTGAAAATCTAAAATTAGTAGCGACCGGGGTATTTGGGCTGGTAGCCCCAAGAATGTCTCCCATCATTTGACTGAAGCTGCCGTATTCGCTCCGCATTCTTGACTCGACGTTTTTATACCACCCAGCGTTATTCATTATTCGAGTTGCAGAAGGGTCACCCGCTCGGCTAAGGCGCTCTATTTCAATTATTTCATTTGCAAGATTATCGCTAATTTTATTGAAAGCTGGCGAACCTGGCGTGATAAATTTGCCCTGTTTATTTTTGTTGAATTCATAAGGTATTTTTTTAAGCAAAAGTTTGAGGTCTCCTGAGTCGTTCTGTTCGACGCCTGTTACCTCGGGTTGAGTCCAATCCGATCTTGGATGCCTTTTTTTAAAATCTCTCGCTAAATTAAACGCATCGATTTCTTTTATGTTTTTGCCGCTAATGCTGTCGCGAATATTTTGTTTTTCTTGCGCGTTAAGCTGCACAACTTTTTGTACTTTACGCTCACCCCTGCCAATCCCAAGCTCATCGAGTTCGGTTCGTTTTGCAATGTCGATTGATTCGCGTAACGCTTTCGAAGCCTGGTTCAGTAAACCAGCTTCAGCATCTTCTGGCTGCAAGGCAGCAGCGGCTGCACCAGTTGCGCCTATCGCTTTAAGTAAAGGACTTACCATCGATTACTTTTTCTTTTTTGCCTTGCGTTTTTTCTTCATGTCGCCAGTTTTCAAAATAATTGCGACGTCCACGGCTGCATCTCGAAGTCCTGCTGGACCGCGCTTGTAAGGCTTAGGGTTTTCAGTCATTGCCATGTAAGACCACCATATCTGGGGTTTAAGGTAGTCTTATATTTTATCAAACGATGGAGAGGTTGCGCCTCAAGGGTTGGTTCCAATCGCTTGTTAGTGATCCGCCATGCATCACGGTTGCGCCCTCTACGGCAAAGGTGAGGCACACCGCATCACCATGGTCTGGCGAATTGAGTCCGCGTCTTTTCATCTCGTCTTTTGATTCGATTTGGAGCTTGCCTGAGCTAGTGAATTTATACTTAACCGACACCAACTCAGCGAGTAAATCATCGTCTTTCGGGATCGAACAATCTCTCGCTTCCAGGTAGGCTTTGAGCTTGAACCAGAGCTCCGCTCTAAGGTTTAAGTAAGTGGCCCTTAGTGCAGGAGCCTCGGCGGTGTTAATTCCGATCGCGGGCAGCCCGAGCTCTCTCAAGCGATCACACACGCCTCCCCCAACACCGATACTATCGATGCA